TCGCTCACCGTGTCCAGCCAGAAGCACATCGGCGTCAACTTCACGTCCGCCGAGCTTGCCCTCCAGTTGGACGACTTCGCGGAGCGCGTCCTCAAGCCGCGTATCTCGCAGCTCGCCTCCAGCGTGGACGCCGATGTGGCGAACGCCTACAACAGCGTCTACCAGTCGGTCGGCACCCCGGGCACCACGCCCGCGACCTCGCTCGTCATGCTCCAGGCCAACCAGAAGCTCAACGAGGCCGCTGCCCCGATGTCCCCGCGTTACCTCACCGTCAACCCCGCTGCCAACGCGGGTCTGGTTGAGGGCATGAAGGGTCTTTTCAACCCGGTCAGCACCGTGAGCAAGCAGTTCAAGGGTGGTCTGATGGGTGAGGGCATCCTCGGCTTTGATGAGATTGGCATGAGCCAGTCCATCAAGCAGTTCACCACGGGTTCGCGTTCGGGCACCATCACGGTGAGCGGCACGGTGTCCTCGCAGGGTGCGACCACCATCACCCTCGCCGGTACGACTGGCCACACGCTGAAGGTCGGTGACGTGTTCACCATCGCCAACGTGTTCGCCGTCAACCCGCAGACCCGCGAGTCCACGGGTTCGCTCCAGCAGTTCGTGGTGACGGAAGACATCACCGCCGCGGCGAGTGCGTTCACCAACGTCAAGATCAGCCCGGCCATCTACACGTCGGGTCACGCTCTTGCGACGGTGGATTCGTTCCCGCAGAACAGCGCGACGGTGACCTTCCTCGGCGCGGCCAGCACCAGCTACCCGCAGAACCTGGCGTACCACAAGGACGCCATCACCTTCGCCACCGCCGACCTCCTGCTCCCGCAGGGCGTTGACATGGCGAGCCGTCAGGTCCACAACGGCATCTCGCTGCGTATCGTGCGTCAGTACGACATCAACAACGACCGTATGCCGTGCCGCATTGACGTGCTGTACGGTTACGGAGTCATCCGTCCGCAGCTCGCCGCCCGCGTCTGGGGCTAACCCTCAACCCTCTCAGGAGAAATCAGCATGGCTCTTCCTAACGGCACTGGTGGTTACCAGGTTGGTCCGGGCGCAGATGAGGCGCAGTTCGCGCCCCAGAAGGCTCCGGTTGCCTACACCGGCACGACCGTCACCCTCGCGGCGTCGGATCTCGCCAACGGCCTCGTCACGTCCACCAACGCTTCGGCGGTCGGCTTCACGCTGCCCACCGCGGCGCTCATGGACGCCGAAGCCCCGAGCGCGGGCAGCAACACCGCGCTTGAGTTCGTCATCATCAACCTTGGCTCGGCCTCGGGTGCGGTGACGCTCAACGCGGGCACGGGCTTCTCGGTGGTGGGTTTGGCCACGGTCGCCATCAGCACTTCGGGTCGCTACCGCGCCCGCAAGGTCGCTGACGGTTCGTGGGTCGCCTACCGCGTGTAACGGCCAGCGGCCCCCGTCTTCGGGCGGGGGCCGCTTCCTTCAAGGAGAACCTTCATGGCAAACAGCAAGCCTATTGGCGTTGCATACGCCGATCCGGCGCTTGAGTCGGGCACCACTCTTTCTGCCGCCGCGCTTTCCGAAAACAACCTTTTCGGCGGCGAGAACGAGCAGGTGCTTGGTGGCACCATCGCCACCACGGGCAACAGCGACACCTTCATCATCGCCCCGGTTTCGGGCGCGGTGTCGGCCATCATCTTCTCGGGTACGGACGCGCTTGCCGCCAGCGATACCAACTTCATCACCTTCTCGGTGACGAACTTGGGTCAGGCGGGTGCGGGGTCCACCGCCGTTCTGGCGGCGACCGACGCCAACACCACCAAGGTAACGGGTGGCACGGCGCTTTCGGCCAACACCCGGCGCAACCTCACGCTCAACGGCACGGCGGCTAACCTCGTCGTGGTGCGGGGCGACCGGCTGCGCGTTCGGGCTGCTGCGACGGGTACGCTGGCGAACACCGTGGCTTCCCCGGTGTACGCCTTCACCTTCGCTACGGCCTAATGCCCGTCTACCTTCGGCACCCCCGGCACGGCAGCAAGGTGGCTATCTCCGATTTGGAGGTAGCCGCCGACCTGCTGCGCGGGTGGGAGCGGTACGACCCTACCGCCCCTGAGCCGAAGGCTGACGAGCTTCCTACCGACAACACGCTAGAGGTCAAACGGCGCCGCCGCACGACCGAGGACTAAAACATGGCTGTCACCGCGCAGGAGATGATCTACAAGTCGCTCCGACTTCTTGGGGTTCTGGCTTCGGGCGAGGCGCCCACAGCCGCGGAGGCGCAGGATTCCCTGTACAGCCTCAACTCCATTATTGATTCGTACTCGGCCAACCCGCAGTTCTACTTTGCTACACTGGCAGAGCAGTTCACCACGGTTAACGGGCAGAGTACCTACACCATCGGCAACGAGCCGGGTGTAACCCCCGCCGCCGATTTCGTCACCAACCGTCCCATCCGCATCGTTGGCGCGTTTGTTCGCATCAGCAACGTGGACACGCCGCTTGGGCTTATCACCGAGCAGTATTGGACAAACATCACCAACAAGGCGCTTGCGGGGACTCCGCAGAAGCTGTTGTACCGGCCCGACGCGCCGTATGGCCGCATCCTGCTCTACCCCACGCCGAACGCGGCGGTATCGCTGTTCCTTAAGTCGGAAAAGATGGTCGGCTCGTATGCCTCGCTCACTAGCACGCAGTACCTGCCCCCGGGCTATCAGCGTCTGCTGGAGTTGTCGTTGGCGATGGAGTTGGCGCCGGAGTACGGATCGAAGGTGGCGCCGGAGTCGGTGTCCAATCTCAAGATGGATTTGGACAGCCTCATCCGCACGAACATCCAGAAGTTGCCGAACAGCAAGATTGGGAATGTGCCCAACAGCAACATCTACAACGACGTGGGATCGGTTCCTCAACAGAACATGGGGTAAGCCATGACCACCGTTCGTGAGTTGCTGAACGGCGCGCACAGGTTGCTTGGTCTGACCTCTTCGGGCAACGTGTTGCCGGAGGCGGTCTACCAAGACAACCTGCCTGCGCTCAATCAGATGCTGGACAGCTGGACTACGGAACGGCTGTCCGTGTTCTGCACGCAAGACCAAGTGTTCACTTGGGAGCCGAACAACCGCGTCCGCACCCTTGGCCCCACGGGCGATTTCTTGTACCCGCTCGCTACGCAGGGCGGCGATCCGTTGACCACGGAAAATGATGACCTGATTGTGCCTAGCGGGTACGAAACGCAGCGCCCAGTCTTGCTTGAGGACTCGACCTATTTCCGCGACCCGTCTACCAACGTGTCGTATGGCATCAAGTTCATCAACCAGTTGCAGTACAACAACATCGCGGTCAAGACGGTCACCAGCACGTTTCCGCAGGTCATGTGGGTGAACATGACTTTGCCCAACATCACGCTGTCGGTATACCCGGTGCCGACGCGGACATTGGAGTTCCATTTCGTATCGGTAGCGCCTCTGACTTTGGCTACGGGGCTTGAGACGGCGCTGCTGTTCCCGCCAGGGTATCTGCGGGCGTTTCGTTACAACTTGGCGTTGGAACTGGCCCCCGAGTTCAACACCGAGCCGGCCTCCGATGTGCGCCGGATTGCGATGGTAAGCAAGCGCAACCTCAAGCGTATCAACAACCCGGATGACGTGATGTCAATGCCGTACAGCCTCATGGCGCGGCGCAACCGCTTCAACATCTTCGCCGGGAACTACTGATGAAGACGCCGATCCTCGGCAGCAGCTACGTCCTGCGTAGCCCCAACGCTGCCGACAATCGGATGGTCAACCTGTACCCCGAGGCCATCCCCGAGGGCGGCAAGGAGCCTGCGTACTTGCAGCGATGCCCGGGGTTGCGCCTTGTCTCTACCGTAGGCACTGGCCCCATCCGCGGGCTGTGGGCGCACGGGACGGATGTGTATGTCGCTTCGGGGGAAGAGTTCTACAAGCTCTCTGCGGGGCTGACGGCAACCAAGTTGGGCGACATCACGGGCTACGGGCCTGTATCGATGGCCGATAACGGCACGCAGATTTTCATCGCCTGCAACCCGGATGGGTTCATCTACAACATGAACACTGCCGCGTTTGCAAAAATCACCGACCCCGATTTTCCCGGGGCGGTGAATGTCGGCTACTTGGACGGTTACTTCGTGTTCAACGAGCCGAATAGCCAAAAAGTGTGGGTAACGAGCTTGTTTGACGGCCTTTCCATCGATCCGCTGGACTTTGCCAGCGCCGAGGGGTCGCCTGACGGTCTGGTGTCGCTGATGGTGGACCACCGCGAAGTGTGGCTTTTCGGCACCAACTCGGTTGAGGTCTGGTACAACTCGGGCGACCTAGATTTTCCGCTGTCGCGCATTCAAGGCGCGTACAACGAGATTGGCTGCATCGCCCCTTACTCCGTGGCGAAGCTCGACAACAGCGTCTTCTGGCTAGGGGCAGACGCCCGCGGTCAGGGCATCGTCTATCGGGCGCAAGGTTACCAGGGTGTGCGGGTATCCACCCATGCGGTGGAGTTCGCCATCCAAGGCTACGCCGATATGTCCGACGCTGTGGCCTACACCTATCAGCAGGACGGCCATGCGTTCTATGTCCTTATCTTCCCGAGTGCCGAAACCACTTGGGTCTACGATGCGGCGACGGGCGCGTGGCATGAGCGGGCGGCGTTGGTGACCGGGCGGTTCCGTCGTCATCGCGGCAACTGCCAAGCGCGGTTCAACGGCGATCCGTTGGTAGGTGACTTTGAAAACGGCAAATTGTATGCGTTTGACTTGACGGTGTACGCCGACGACGGCGTGCCGCAGAAGTGGCTGCGGTCGTGGCGTGCGCTTGGCCCCAGTCAGAATGACTTGAAGCGCACCATGCACCGCCGCCTGCAACTAGACTGTCAGGTGGGTGTGGGGCTTTCGGTCGGGCAGGGCAGCAATCCTCAAGTGATGCTGCGATGGTCGGACGACGGAGGCCACACTTGGAGTTACGAGAACTGGCGTCCTCTCGGTGCAATCGGCCGCACCGAAACCCGCGTCATCTGGAATCGCTTGGGCGCTACGCTCAAGTCCCGCGACCGCGTGTACGAGGCGTCGGCTACCGATCCGGTGATTACGGCCATCATGGGCGCAGAGCTGATGATAGAGCCGACCAATGCCTAACATCACCACCATACCGGCCCCTCGCGTACCGTTCATCGACGAGCGGACGGGCCTTATCTCCCGTGAGTGGTTCCGGTATCTGAACAACCTGTTCCGGCTGACGGGCAGCGGCACAACGGATGCGAGCCTTGCCGACCTTGAAATCACGCCGACGAACGGCGCGGCGGATGCTGAACTGCCGGTGCTTCAAGCCGACATCCAAGGGCTTGCGATAGCGCCGGTCGCCCCGCCCCCGCTGAATCAGTTGGTCTACGGCGCGTTTCACGATATGACCCGTCAAACGCAGTCAGGCACCAATGTAGCCAAAGCAATCACTTTTGACACCGCAACGGCGGCTTACGGATCGTACCGCGGGTCGCCTACTTCGCGGATATATGTCACAGAGCCGGGGCTGTATAACTTCCAGTTTTCGGCGCAGGTAGACAAGACCGCTGGCGGCAAGGCTACGATTTACTTCTGGCCGAAAGTTGACAATACGGATGTCCCGCAGTCCATGTCCCATTTCCGAGTGCAGGGCAACGACGACGAAATCATCCCCGCATGGAACTTTGTGCTTCCGATGAAAGCTGACGGCTACTTTGAGTTGATGTGGGCGGTGTCGGATGCAAGTGTTATTCTTGAGACATTCGCTGCGACGGCTTTCGGCCCCGCCGCGCCGTCTGTAATCCTTACTGTTACGAAGGTGAGCATATGAGCGTGTTCCTCTCCCCGCTGGCAGGGTCCGGCGCGCAGTTTTTCACCAACGCGGGCACGCCGCTCGCGGGGGGCAAGATTTGGACTTATGCGGCAGGCACGACGACGCCGACCGCCACCTACACGTCGGAAGCGGGTACCACGCCTAACGCCAATCCAATCATCTTGGATGCGAACGGTCGGGTGCCTAATCAGATTTGGCTGACCGAAGGTGTCAACTACAAGTTTGTGCTGATGACCAGCACTAATGTCACGCTAGGGACATTCGACGATTTGGCGGGCATCAACGACATCAGCATCACCGGAGTGGCATGGGCTGATGTTACCGGCACGCCGACCACGCTTGCGGGGTATGGCATCACCAACGCCATCACGGCGGCGACGGCGGCGGCGACCTACGCGCCGATCAACAACCCGACGTTCACCGGCACCGCGCAGATTCCCGACAACGCGCCGACCAACACCAACTATCCGGTTGGCTATCGGGACGCGCCGCAGGTCAGCAAGACCGCCAACTACACCCTCATCCTTTCGGACGCAAGCAAGTCGGTGCTGATGAACGGCACCAGCCTGACGCTTTCGATTCCGGCTAACGGCACGGTGGCGTTCCCTGTCGGCACCGTGATTCTGGTCGTCAACACCAACACTACTTCTCTGTCGGTGGCTATCACTACCGACACGCTGACCCTTGCTAACACCACCACGACGGGTACCCGCACCGTGGCGCGCAACGGCATGGCTGTGCTGCACAAAATCAGCAGCACGGCGTGGCTCATCGGCGGGCCGGGAGTGAGCTGATGGCGCATATCGCTCTGGTATTGCTCGGTGCAGGCGGCGGCGGGGGTGTCGGGTCGCAGTGCTTTGCTGCGGGCACTACAGGCACCGTCACTGCGCCTACGGGCGCTACCGGCTGCACGGTCGAGATGTGGGGCGGTGGCGGCGGCGGCGGTGCCGCGCCGGGCTATGGTGGCGGCGGCGCGGCACATCTGAAACGGTCGTTCTCGGTTACGGGCGGCTCCACGCAAATCGCATACACTGTAGGGGCTAAAGGCACGGGGGCATTAGCGCCAGGTGCAGGGGTGCAAGGCGGCAGCTCATCAATCCTTGTGCCCCCTAGCGGCCCGCCAGACATTTCGCTTGTGGCGGGTGGTGGTGGCGCGGGGGACTCAACTTTGCCAGGAACCGCGGGGACAATTACGGCTAGCGGCGGTATCCCGTTTGCCGCAGGCTCCGCACCCACGAATGGGAGCCTTGGGGCGGGCGGCGATGCGGGCGACACTGCGGGCGGGGGTGGCCTTGGCGGAACGCCCGGCGAAACGCCCGGAGGCGGCGGTAACGGCGAAGTAGATTTTGGTTGGGATGGCGGCGACGGTAGCGTGTGTTTTTACTGGACATACCCGACGAACGTGGTGCTGTCTAATCAGTCTGCCGTCAACTTCTCCCTTGCAGGAGTTGGTGGATCGGCAACGGCTACATACCGGCTAGACAACGCAGGGCAGGCATCCCGCACCAATACTTCGGGCACGCTCGTCAACATCACCGGGCAGTGGCTAACCAGCGGCACCGCAGCGGATTACGAAGTTTATGCACAATGGTCCCCCTCGGGCGGCGGTCCGGGCGGCGTGCTTGGTGGAGGTACCACGGGCGGCGCTACCCCCGACACTTGGCTTAGCCTCGGCACAACCCGCAGCTTTACGCTTACTGGCGTCAGCGCCAATGTAGAGCGCGAGTTGTATATCCAGATTCGGAACGCGACCACGCAGGAAATCGTCAATTTTTGTACGGTAACTGTCGAGGTCGATTCAGCTCCTTGAGGTACTTATGGCTGTTGCTGCTCGTGTTTTGATCTCCCCCCGCACGGCGTTGGCTACGCAGACGACGCAGTACATCGCGTCTGGCGTGTCTGCCATCATCGACAAGTTCACGGCTACCAACTACAGCTCGTCAGCCGCTACGCTGTCGGTCAACCTCGTCACGCTGAACGATACGCCCGGCAACCAGAATCTTATCGTCAAGACCAAGACGCTGTTGCCGAGCGAAACGTACTCGTTCCCGGAACTCGTCGGCCATGTGCTTGCGCCTGGCGGCTACATCTCCACCATCGCCGGTACGGCGTCGGCCATCAACATCCGCTGCTCGGGTCGGGAGGTATCGTGACGCCCGAGAAGTCGCTGACCGTCAACTTGACGCAGGCGCTGGAGCTTCCGGCACATGCAGCGGCGTGGCTGCTGGATGTCTGGCACATGATCCAGATGTTTGACGATGTGGCGGACGGCGATGCCGTCGCCCGGCCTGACCTCAACCAAGCCGTATGGAAATGTTTTGTAGGGATGCCCTCCAATCCGTTCTACGCGGCCCATGCCGACCAGTTGCACCCCGCCCTTGGCACGGCCATCCTCAAGTGGCAGGCGGCTGACGAGGCCGAGCGCGACGGGCGGGCGGACGAGCGGTCGTTCGTCTGGCGGGCGGCATATTATGACCTCGTGCTACTTGTTGTTTTGCTCGTACACGGCTACCCTCGCGCTATAGAAATGGCGGGGGATGTCATGGCGCTGTACGGCGAGAATTTCGCGGATTACCGCAAGGAGTTTCCCCATGCCTGATCCAGTATCCGCCGTTGTTGGGTCTACCGTTGTTGGCGGTGCGGTGCAGGCCAGCGGCGCTAGGCGCGCGGCGCGTGTGCAGCAGCAGTCGGCTGATAGAGCCACCGATTTGCAGCGTGAGATTTTTGAGCGGCAGACGCAGCTTGCCGAGCCGTTCCGTCAGGCCGGTATCACTAGCCAAAACGAGATGCTGCGGATGCTCGGCCTTTCGGGCGACCCGGCATCGGAAGGTTACGGCAGCATCGGCAAGCCGTTCACCATGACCGACATGGAGATGGACCCCGGCTACGGCTTCCGCTTGAACGAGGGGCTGAAGGCGCTTGACCGCACCGCCGCCGCGCGCGGGGGTCTGATGTCGGGCGCTGCGCTCAAGGCCGCGGGTCGATACGGTCAGGAGATGGCGTCGGGCGAGTACATGAACGCCTTCAACCGATCCCGCGCGCTGATGGGCGAACGCCTCAGCACCCTTGGCAGTCTCTACGGCGCGGGGCAGTCGGCCACGCAGCAGGTCGCCAACCAGGCGGGGCAGTACGGCGTCAACGCAGGCAATCTGATGATGGCGTCGGGGCAGGCTCGCGCCTCCGGCTATCTCGGTCAGGCCAACGCCATCACCAACACCTTGGGGCAGTTGTCTGGGGCGTTTGGCATGTTTGGCGGTGGTGGTGGCAGTCGCAGCGGAGGCGGGCCTTACGGCGGCTCTTCGGTGCCGTGGGTCAGCCGGTATACGCCGGGGGGTGGTTGACCATGCCTCTCGTCGGCGCGACTCAACTGGAACCCGTCAACTACCTCGGCCAGTACCTCGGCGGTGTGGAAGCGGCGCGGGGGATGCGCGCCGCGCAGCAGCAGGAGCAGGTCAATGCACTGCAACTGCAAGCCGCGCAGCAGACGCAAGCCAACAACGCCATGCTTCAGCGGGCTATGGCAAGCGGTGCGTCCGACGATGACATCCTGCGCATCTCTGGCGGCGCGCAGTTGCTTGAGCAGAGATACAAGGCGCGGCGCGAGCGCACGGGCGCAGCGACGGCGGATATTGAGCGGCGCATCAAAGCCGCCGATTTCCTTGCGCAGAGCGCCGGGTCGTGGCTGCGTATGCCGAACTTGAACAAAGCGCAGCTCGCCCCTTGGGTTGCGGAGATGGTTCAAAACGATTTGCTTTCGCCCGAAGCGGCGGCGCGCTTTGAGCAGATGCCTGACGATCCTGCCATGTTGGCGCAGGGGTTGCAGATGCTCCAAGTCGCAGGTGTGGACAGCAAGGCGCAGTTGGAGCAAGAGTTTATTAACCTTGATTTGGGCGGCTCTCGTCGCGTAATTACCGTGCCAAAACTTGGCGGTAGCCCGCCTCGCGTTGCCTATGAAGCGCCGATTACCTCGTCGCCTAACGTCCCGCGCACAAACATCACTAATGTTTTGCCGGGGGTGGACAAGTTTGAAAACGAAGCAGCTACTGACGCGGCTAAATCGCTATCCACGCTGCGAAACAGCGCGAACTCATCCGTGCGGTCAATTACAACTATCGATCGCTTGCGCCCGCTGCTTGACGACCCAAAGTTTATTTCCGGCACTTGGGCTAATGCCCGCATCGCTATCGCTCGTACATTGGGGCAAGATGTTTCGGCTACGGAAACTTACTTTGCAGGTATAGCTGGCGAAGTTGCAGAACGCATCAGAGCCTTTGGTGCGGGAACGGGGTTGTCAAACTCAGACCGTGAGTTTGCTAAAGACTGGGCGGGCGGCAACCCTGATCTTTCAACGGCAGGCATCAAGCGCATTCTTCGCATCAACGAAGAAACTGCCCGCGATATCATCAATTCTTACAATTCTGAGCGCAATCGACTGACGGAAGATGTTTCCCCTGCGGCGGCTAAGTATTACCCCGAAATTACCGCACCGCCGTCTAGCCGCGCGCCTGCGCCGGGAACGGTAAAAGATGGGTTCCGCTTCAAGGGTGGCGATCCCGCAAACCCCGCTAATTGGGAGAAGGTGAAGTAAATGGCCGGTCCGTGGGAGCAGTATCAAAAGCCGCCGACTGGGCCTTGGTCGCAGTATCAAGCGTCGCCGTCTAATGCTCCTGCAACGCCTGACCGTACATGGGGGCAGGTTGCAAAAGAAGCACCTACCAATGTGGCGCACAGCTTCGGCAATCTGCTGTCAGGCTTGTGGGAAACGGCCAAAGCGATACCAGGTGCAACAGGGGCGGTTATTGAAGCCGCGGGCAATCCGGCTAAATCAGCCGAGCTTGGCCTAAAAATCATCGACCTCGCCAAGACCATCGGCGGTGCGTATGCGCAGCGTTACGGCGATGAGCAGGCGCTCAAGAACACTATTGCCACCGATCCGATGGGCTTTCTGGCGGATGCGTCGGTTCTGTTGGGCGGCGTTGGCGCGGTAACTACGCGGGCGGGGGCTACTGGCGCGGGGCAGGTGTTGTCTACGACCGCCCGCCGTATCGACCCGCTGCGTCCGGTCGTTGCACCTGTCGGTTATGCGGCGGCAGGTGCGACTAAAATCGCGGAAAAAGCGATGCGCGGCGGCAAAGCAAATGTACTACTAGAAGCGACAGAGGGCCGCGCTCCCGCCATTATCAATGCGTTGCGGGGGCAGACCGAAATTGTTCCGGGATCTTTGCCCACTGCGGGCGAAGCCGCCGCAGGCGTCGGTTCCACTCGTTTTGCGGCGCTGCAAGAATCGGCAGAAAAAATCAATCCTACCGCCTATTCCGACAGACAACTAACGCAAGACGCGGCGCGAGCGTCGGCAATCCGACAGTTTGGAAAAGACGAAGCCGCGCTACAGGCGGCAAAGCAGGCGCGGGCGGGTACTGCTGCGCAGCTCTACGGGGCGGCGGGTACGCAGCCGCTTAGGATTGACGCTACCGTTCGCACGCTTATGGATCGCCCGTCCATGCAAGCCGCGCTTGAACGCGCGCGGAAACTTGCGGCTGAAGACGGTATTACTTGGGGTGCGGGGCAGGCGTACACCGCTGCTGATGCGCACTACGTCAAACTGGCGTTGGACGATATGATACGCGACCCGGCAACTTTTGGCATCGGTAAAGTCGAGGCGTCTAAAATTGCCGATACCCGTAAAGCGTTTATCGGTTGGCTTGAGAAGCAAGTGCCGGATTACGGAACCGCACGGTCAACCTTCCAAGCGCAAAGCAAGCCTATCAACCAAATGGAAGTCGGCCAGTATCTTGAAAGCCGATTGACCACCGCGCTGCAAGGTGAGACTTCGCTCCGCCCCGGTGTGTTCGCGTCGGCAATTGAGTCTGCCCCGCAAACCATCAAAAAAGCAACCACGGGCGCGTCGCCATATCAGAAACTGGAAGACATCCTCACGCCTGACCAGTTGAAGGCGGTCAACGCTGTGCGTGATGACTTGGCGCGGGAAGCGCGGCAGAAAATGCTTGCGACTCGCGGTCGCCCCGCAGGTCCGTCAGCGGAAAATGCGTACACCGCACAGATGTTGGAAATGGCGGGCGGCGTTCAAATGCCTAGCCTTCTGGACCGCGTAGCGACACTTGCTAACGCTATTATCCGCCGCGCCACAGGCAAATTGGATCGCAAACTTGCGATTGAGCTTGCTACCGACATGCTTGACCCAAAACGCACGGCAACCGCTATTGAAGTCGCTCAACGGCGAGCGGCAAATGTGTCGGCGGGTTTGGCGCCTGCGCGCGCCGCGGGCCGGGGCGCGGCTAAGGCCGCAACGCCCGCAGCGGCGGTGGGCAACGCGCTATTGAATTACGAATCCAACAATGCTTTGACGGAGTTCTGATGTCCAACCTGCTCAAAGGCGCGCTGCGTTCGCGCACCGTCTACTGGAATGTCCTGCTTGCCATCTTAGGCGGCTTGGAGTTGGTCGGTGGGCATCTGACCACGCTTTTCGGCGCGCGGGTCGCTGCGGCCATCCTGCTCGTCGGGGCGTTCGCCAACATGGCGCTGCGCGCCGTCACCACCATGCCGCTTAAGGACAAGGCCGATGGCGCTTGACAACACCGACCCGGGAACCTGGAGCCACCGCCTGCGGGAAGCCGAAAGCGATCTGCGGTCGCACATCGATGTGTGCGACGAGCGGTACGCCCGCATCCGCGATGACTTTGAGATTTTCCGCCGCGACCTGCGCGATTTGAAGATTGATGTCCACCGGGGCATGGACAAGACCAATCATCTGCTCATCAAGGTCGGCATCATCTTGGCAAGCGGCATGGCGGGTATCCTCGCCAAGTTGGTGTTCTTCCAATGACCGCGCCCGCGTGGCTTGCGCTTGCCCGCAGCCATCTGGGCAAGCGTGAAATCCCCGGCAAGGCGACCGCGCCGTTCATCACCCGTTGGCTCTTGAGCCTCAAGGCGTGGTGGGGCGACGACGAGACGCCGTGGTGCGGGGTGTTCGTTGCGGGCTGTCTGACCGACGCCGGGTTGCCGAAGCCCAAGAACTGGTTCCGCGCCCGTGCGTACCTTGACTACGGCACGCCGCTCGTCAAGCCGCGGGTCGGGTGCATCGTGGTGTTCGACGGAGGGCTGACGCGCCCCGGCGCGGGGCATGTGGGTTTCGTCGTGGGGCAGGACGAGAAGTCGCAACTGATGGTTTTAGGTGGCAACCAAGCAAACGCCGTCACCATCGCCCCGTTCGTCAAGACGCGGGTTCTCGGTTACCGCTGGCCCCCCGGCGCGGAGCCGCCGACCGGGGCGCCGCTGCCCCTGCTTGCGTCCAACGGCGCAGCGCCTAGCGGACACGAAGCGTGATGCTCTGCCGCAAGTGCTTTTGGGCAGCGCCCATCACGCAGGGTGACGCCAAGGTCTGGTGTGCTCACAAGACGCATCACGGCTGGTACAGCGTGCGCAACGCTTGCCCCGGCTTTCGCAACGACGGTGCGGCGTGATCATGTTCCCCCCGCTTTTGCTCCGTTACCTGCCGCATCTGATTCTCGTCATCCTCGCCGTGGCGGGGATGGCGTATGCCGTCCACCACATCCGAGAGGGCGTCCGCCGTGAACTGGAACCTCAAATTGACCGTCTGGAGACTGAACTACGGGCCGAGCGCGCTGACCGCGCGCGGGCTGAAGCGGCTTCCGATGCCTACCAGTCCGAGCTGGCGGGCCTTCGCACTCGCCCTACCCCTGCTGCTCCTGTACGGCTGTGCCGCACCCCGTCCGTGCCCGGTACCGGGCAAGCCGCCCAAAGAACTGATGGAGCCGCCGCCGCCTCCGGGAGCGGCCCGGAAGGCTCTGGAGAGGGCGCTGGAGAAGGGCCGGGGCCAGACATCGGCCCCGACCTCTACGCCCTAGCCGACGCCTGCGACGTTGTGGCAGCGCGGCTCAGGGCATTGCAGGGGTGGGTCGCCGCCCCTAGCGATCCGGCTGCGCCTCGGCCATGATTTCGGCCCGTTCGCGGGCCGACCGCAGCGCGGCGTACCGCTGGTGCAGCCGCTCCAAGAAGACCTTGCGGCGTGCGCCCTCGCGCTCCTGCGCCAGTAGCGCCTTGACCTCATCCTCGCTCAAGCTCGAAAGCCTGGCGTTCAGTTCAATCCAGTTCATGCGGACAATTCCTCCATAGCCAAATCGGACACAGCCCGTTTGCTGTGCAACCCTGACCAGATGCGCTCGTCTACCGTGCTGTTGGTCAGCAGCACATAGACCCAAACCGGGTGCTTCTGGCCCCCGCGGTGCAGCCGCCCGACCGTCTGCTCGTATTCCTCAAGCGACCACGGCAGGGTCAGGAACGCCATGCGGCACCCGCCGTGTTGCAAGTTGAGGCCGTGACCCGCGCTCTTGGGGTGCAGCAGCAGCAACTCAACCTCGCCCCGGTTCCACCGCCCTACGGCGTCCCTGTCGTCCATCGTCAGGGCGTGCGGGTAGCGGCGGCGCAACTCGGCCAACTCTTCCACAAAGTTGTAGACGACGATGGTACTCGCCCGTTGATTTTCTTGCAAGACTTCATCTAGCAAATCAAACTTGTGGGTAGAAAACCACAGCGGCGTCTTGGTCACGATGAACTTACCGGGCTTGTTGGGGTTCGGCCGCTTGTGCGTGTCGTAGACCCACCCGCAAGCCATCTGCTGCAACTTCTGGACGACGGCCCCTGCGCTGACGGCGGTGATGGTGGTGCCGTCCAGATTCACCAGCATGTCGCGCTTCATCTTCTCGTAGGGCGCACGGTCAGGCAGGTCGCAGCGCATCTCAACCACGTGCAGGGGCGGGAGGGTGTCGGTGTAGACGCCAGGTTCCAGCACGAAGGTCGCGGGCCGGATGCGCTTCATCACCTGCTCCAAGGCTCCGGTCGCGGGTGTCCACTCGCCGTGGTCGCGGTTGATGCAGTGGAAGTAGGACTGGAGGAACGCCCCTTTGCTGCGGCCCAAGAGGCGTTGGTCGATGATTTTGCACTGCCCGAAGACATCCTCAAGGCCGTTGGATGTGAACGATCCGGTCAAGCCCCACCGGATGTTGATGTGTTCAATGGCGTCGGCAAACGCCTTGAAGCGTTTGCCCGAAGGGTCTTTGAGCCGCGTCAGCTCGTCAAACACCACGCCGTCAAAGTCAAGCCGCTGCTTGGCGAGCCACTGGAGGTTGTCGTAGTTGATGACGACGACCGTGGCCTTGGAGTGCAGCGCCTTGAGTCGTTCGGCTGGCGAGCCGAGGGCGACGGCGACGGTCAGTTCCGGTGCCCACACGGGCGTCTGCTCGGGCCAGACATGGAGGCACACGCGCTTGGGGGCGACGACGAGCCACCGCCGCACGACCCCATCGCGCACGGCATCGCGCATGGCGACGAGAGCGGTAGCCGTCTTGCCCGCGCCGACCGGAGCCAGCACCATGCCCCGGTCATGCTCGTAGAGGAAGTCGGCTCCTATTTCTTGGTAATCGCGGAGTCGCACTTGGCAATCCTCTCCCCAATCCACTTCATGCACGGCACCGCCATCGAATTGCCGAGGGCTTTGTACCGAGGCCCGTCCGGCGACTCCGGCTTGCCTCGCCACGGGATGTTGGTGTAGCCGTCCGGGAAGCCTTGCAGTCTCTCGCATTCGACCGGCGTAAGGCGGCGGACTTGCATGGCGGCTTGAACCATCGGCAAGTCGCAAGTGTTGTCCGACTTGCTGTGCAGGGTCGGTGCAACGGACACTTCCTTCACCCTCGCATCTTGATCGTGTCGCTCGTAGACCACCGCCTGCATCACCGTCGGCCCGCTGGCGTTGACGCTGCTGCCGGGTGTGCCGATGGTCGCCGCCACCTCGCCGGTAATTGCCCCGTTGTAGCAGTCGGTGCCGACCGGCTGGGCGACGCCTACAAGATGCGCGTCTTCGTTTTGCGGTGCCCAACCCGACGACCCTTGCATCTTTGCCGTGAGCGTCGGACACGGATCACGGAACGCCACCGGCTGGGCAACGGCGGCTTGCTGCGATACGGTAAGCGAATCGCTGATGCTTGTGTCCCTTGCATCGGTCGGCAACTGCGAGGCTTGGGCGTTGTGGTGGAAAGCCACCGGCTGGGCGACCATGTTGCAAGTCTCCCAATCCTGCCGCTTCATTTCTCCTGCTGTGACGCAGCGAGCAAGGCCGTCTCCAGTGCTGCCGGTAGTGTCTTTCCTCTTTTCCCTGCTCGGCGGAGGATTCCGGCACACGCTTTCGGACTCAAAAAGAACCGCTGCGGCACCGGCCTGGTCTCCAAGACATCCGACAACGAACACACGGCGACGGCGCTGGGCCACTCCGAACCATTGTGCGTCCAGCACCCGATAGGCCCAC